ATCAACATGGAAAGTTGAAGAGATAGCTTGTCGTCTCTGATCTTCCATATTTAATCCTAAAGGATTGTTTGCACCAATATTTAATGTTTCAATTCTATCTCTAGTACCGCTTCTATAATAATTAATAGAACCTGGAGACATTCTAATTGGCATTAACATCGAATCATCAGGAACTAGCAAAGGTGGATCAACTTGCTTTTGTGCAGCCTTCATTCCAACTTCAACCATTTTATTTAAAACTTTTACATCTGGTAAAGCATTCATTCCTGGAGATCTTCCATATAATTCATTTGATGCTTTTAAGTATCTTGGAACTACATAAGGAAATTCTTTGAAACCACCTTGAGAAATAATATGTCCACTATCATATTCAAAATAAATTGAACTAAATGGCATATTTTGTTTATCCATTTTTTGTGGGTTATAAATATCTCTTGGTTTAACAACATGAACTAAGTCAATGTCATCAAATGGTGTTTTCTTAAATATATTTACTGTTTTAGAACTAACATTATCTATTCCAAATTTTTCAACAGTAGATTTAGCTGACATTTTAAATCTTCTATAGATGCAATTAACCATTCCTTTAGCATCTTCTGAAATATAAATTTCTTTTATATGTCTTGATGAAAACCGAATGATGTCGTCTTTATCTTCTTCTATTTGTAAACATGAAGTACCAAAGGCTATAAGATCAAAATATGTTTCAAACACTTCTTGCTGAAAGTTAGATCTTGAAATGGCTATATACATTTTATCTAAAACATTTTCTAACCATTCTCTAGCCTCATCATTTTCATTAATAGCTGTCTCTTTAAATCTTAAAGCAAACCATCTATTTACAGATGATGTAAGCATTCCATGTAACGAACTAGCTAATAATTCTAATGAGTGAATAGCGGTTCCATCGAAGATAACTGTATGTCTTTTATCGCCTTTAGGTCTTTCTAAAGTAATATCAGCTTTTCTAGGTAGCATATAATCAGCTACTTCTTGCCAATGGATCTCCCAGTTTGATCTCTTCTCAACTAATCTAGCTAGATCATTTTTAAGATCTGCTGCTAGTTTTCTTAATTCTTGTGGCTGCATTATCTTCTTTTTTTAGCTTTTCTTTTGGCTTTATTCTTTTTACTATTTGGAAAACCAGCTTTCATATTCTTGTAAGCTTTAGCTGATATAGTTGATTTTTTTTTAGATCTGGATTTGCCAGCCTTGCGTCTTTTGTTAATATTTCTATATAATGACATAATTACCCCAACATACTTTTTTTACTTAAATAAGTTACATCTTCTAAACCCATACCTTCATTACCAGTAAGCTGTAGTGCTTTTCTTCCTTTACGCTTATTAGCTAAAATCAATTCTTGATTAGTCATGTCTTCTGCTCTTTTATCTATCATTTCAGCTTTAGTTGGACCTTTAGGTGCAGCTTTAACAGCAGCTTTTTGAACTTGAACTGCTGGTGGCTTAAGTACTTTTCTTATAATTTTTGATGGCGCTTTAATTATTCTTCTTACAAATCCTCCCATTTTAATTTTCTCCTAGTAATGTTTTTTGATTTAGTTCTTCATCTTCGATTTCATTTAATCCAGTAGATGTAGTTAATATTGTTGATTTTCTTCCTTTTCTATTCTTTGCAGCTTCTTTTAATTCTCTAGCGGCTTGAAGTTTTCTTTCTTCTTCATCATAGTTAGGAACTTCAGCTGGTTCTGGCATTATGATCTGAGGCATCGCTGGCATCTTAGGCATAAATAGTTTAGCAATGAATGACATTATCTTTTCTTCTTTTTCATTTTAGACTTAGACTTCATAATTTTTTTCTTCAAAGCTGAAGGCAAAGTTCTTTGTTTTTTTGTTAGTTTACTTTTTCCGTACATTTTTTTTTCTCCTTATATAATTTGGTAGTTACTATCGGCTATACGTTGTAGGTTTTTTGTTGTTGCTTTACTTTCTTCAATTCCAGTTGCAAGACAGCGTAAAGCGTCCATCATGTGGCTTGACCAATCATGGACTGGTTTCGGTTTAAAAATTCTTTCCTTATCATTAAATTTTCTATGATAATGTCTAAGAGCAATAAGTAGATCTGAGCAGTGATCACTATCTATTCTGCATCTAGGCAACAACATCTTAACAGCATGAATGCCATCTTCTAATGCTAGTCTTGGTGCCAATCTAAATCTAACTCCGAGTGCGGATGCTACTTCTCTTCTTGTTTTACCATTACTGAACTCAGTTTGGTCCAAATCAAAAGGTCCATAGTGAGTGTCATAAATATAATCTTGGTCTTGCAAGTATTTTATATAATGAGGTAACGCTTCGTTATCGTTTTCGTATGTCTCAATAATATTAATCTGGTGGTTTAGCACCTGGAAAAATATAATAGCGGTACTATCGTTATAGCCAATATCCCAAGCAGTATTTACTGGTAAACTTGGATCATAAGGAACAGATCCTATCTGTCCATTATCGTCTATATCTTGAACTAACTCTCCATAAATAGAGCCTTCTATATTGCCAATAAATGAGCATTCATATTCTTGGTCAAACTTCGCTTTACCCATTACGGACAAAGCAGCGTCTAGTTCTTCTTCGTCAACAATCTTTGTTTCAGAAGCTTTAGCTTTATATAAAAACCATTTATTGTCCGCTTGAGCTTTTTGATAATAATCATAAAATATATTGTTTAATCCTTGAGGAGTTCCAATTAGAAACATTTTACCTCGTCTATCACTTAGAGCTGGAGTAATTACCTCATCTATCAATCCTTGCGAAATCTGAGCTAACTCATCGATCGCAACCATATCTAAGTAAACGCCACGTATTGAATTGAAATTCTCACTAGATAATAATGTTATTCTTGAGCCATTAACTAAATCACATCTTAACTCACTTTCGTTCCATTTCGTGCCTGGAATATTTTTGGTATAAAATTTTAAGTAATCCCAAGCGATGCTTTTTGCCTGTTTATAAGTTGGTGCAATGTAAGCTAGTCTTGGAGCATGATTTTTATTTGTTAAGGCTGCACGAATTAAATGGTTCAAAACCATAACGGTCTTGCCAAATCTTCTATGACAACATAGGACAGCGTATCTATGTTTATCTAATTGTGTATGTATGTACGCCTGGTGCTTTCTTGGCGTGTACGGAATTTGTATTTTCATTAATTCTATTTGTTGCTATTTCAAAATATTTTTTATCAAGCTCTATACCTATAAAGTCTCTGTTTAAATTTTTAGCTGCGACACCAGTAGAGCCAGATCCCATAGTGAAATCTAAAACTGTATCGTTTTCGTTAGTATATGTTTTGATTAAGTATTCTAATAAAGCTACTGGCTTTTGCGTTGGGTGTAATTTTTGCCTAACAGCGTTTGAAAATTCTATAATTGATTTTGGATATTTACCTTGTGTTTTACCAGAAACACCAACATTAACTTTACCATGTAAATCAGTTTTATTATATTGTTTCCAATCTCTTTTAATATCTAAATCTGTTTTAATTGGATAATAATTGCAAGATTTATTGTAAAAAATTGTAATAATTTCATGTTGTCTTAAAGGTTGATATTTAGCAATTAAAGGATTTGATATATTTCTTTTATTCCAAATCCAATCATACTTAAACCATTTTATATTTGATGTTCTTAAATAACTGCTAAATGGCTCAGTACCAAATAAAGCTATACAACCATTATCTTTTATAATTCTCTTAAGTTCTTTCCACATTGGCTCAAATGGAATGATACTATCCCACTTACATTGAGTAGTTCCGTAAGGAGGATCAGTAAGTATTAAATCAATGCTGTCATCTGCTAGGCTTGGCAAGATAGACAAGCAATCAGCATTGTATAATTTCATTTAAAATATAGCAGCACCTAATATAAATCCGATTGCGAAAGTGATTAGCAAAGGATGATCAATGCAAAGTATTTCTATTTTAACTTTTAATTCTTCTATAAAATTCTTCATCTTAGTGAACCGTTGGTGGATTTTGTCCATAGTTAGATCTCATATGTATTTTGTTAAACACAAACTCACAGAACTCGTTGACATCTTCTTCTGTTTCAAAGCCAGAAAAATTAATAATCAAATCATTATCGTATGCCTTAAAACTGATGGCGGTCACATTCTTATATTTATCTTTGATATATTTAGTCATGCGTTTGTCTGTTTGTTTGAATTATCGGTAATTTATGTATTAGCCTCTCCGCCTGGTTTTTGGGGTATGGTCCTTTACAAAAAACGTTGAACAATTACTGCAAAAGGTAAACACATTGCACGACAGGCAATCGCTCTACGGTAGAAACAATAGCTTATTTAAACTTTAGTACTGGTACGGTACTGATCTCTGTATATCTGTCTGCTAATTAGAATCATTCGAACCTCATGTCGTGT